GTTAACAGCTTATTTATCGGGTAACCAAAGTTATTTAAATTAATATATTATACTAAATATGTTATAGGAGCCTACATTTGTGTATTCAACATCAGTATTTTATTACGTTCAGCGCAACATTGTCGTGCTATTGTCAGGCTATTCACCGAGGAGATATATGCCAGTCTATGCAAAACCACTAACTTTGCACAAGGGAGTTGATAATCAACTTCAATTTCAATTCCTGAATCAGGAGCAAAAACCCATTGACATTACGGGAAAAGATATAACCTGCCGTATATTAAATTATGAAGGTAATCAAGTGTTGATACAAAAGTCATTAACCTTGCAGTTTGCTGCAACCGGGATATGTGCTTTGTTTTTAAATGCTGCGGACCTTGAGAATATTGCGGCCCAGAAGTGTTATTATTCATTAGAAATACCCGTGAATGAATTTGATTTCCCTGTGTTTGTAGATCAAAATGCTGGCGCTCGTGGAGTTATGAATATCGTTAACTCGGTATTACCTAGCTTTGTGCCATCATATTTTATTACGATTCCAACTGGACAGCAGTTCCCAAATACCAATCCAAATAGTAATGGTAATACTGAGTTAACCTACTTCTCAAGTGTTCTTAGTACCAATGACAATCCAATATTAACTATACAAACAGAATATATTGAATATTACGGTAATACAACCATTCAAGGAAGTAGTATCGTAGATAATGACTGGTATGATATTGTGACTACTGATATAGTATCTAATGTTACACAAACCGTTGGGTATGTTATTCAAGGATTCCATCCTTATATACGTATGCAATTTACCAGTAATGCGGGCGCAGTGACTAATATATTGACCAGATAATTTGCTTTAGCATTATGATTGTGTTACAATCAATAGATGTTTGATATCCTGTCTATATTACCCGGTCGAAAGAAACAAACAAGTTCTGGTTGGACTAGCTTTAATGCTGTTTGCTGTACCCACTTTGGTCATAGACAAGACAAACGAATGCGAGGCGGTATCAAATTTGATGGTACTAACTGGTCAATGCACTGCTTCAATTGCGGGTTCAAGTGTAACTTTGTATTAGGCCGTTCAATAAGTAGTAAAACTCGCAATCTATTAGTTTGGTGTGGTGTTGATGAACAGCAAGTCAAGCGATGGAGTTTAGAAAGTCTACAACAAAAAGATTTGATAGACTTTACTCAACCAGCTAAACAAAAAATAAAAATAAAATTCAATGACCACACACTTCCCGAGGGTGAGATTGTTGATATTAATAATCCATTACACAAATTATACGCAGAATATCTGCAATCTAGGAAGATAGATAGTAGTGACTATCCGTTCTTAATCACTCCTAATGAAAAAGGTAGGATGGCTAATAGAGTAATCATCCCCTATACATATAAGAATAAGATTGTAGGACATACAAGTAGATTCTTAGATAACAAAACTCCCAAGTACATCAATGAACAACAGCCGGGTTATGTGTTCAATATTGACATGCAAAAACCTGAGTGGAGTGTGTGCATTGTAACCGAGGGTATTTTTGATGCATTAAGTATTGATGGGGTAGCAATAATGCACGATGACATTAATAGTGATCAGGCACTATTGTTAAGCACATTAAACAAGCAAATTATAGTAGTGCCTGATAGAGATAAGACAGGACTAGCGTTATGTGATAAAGCACTAGAATTAGGATACAGTGTTAGCTTGCCTGATTGGGATGTAGATGTAAAAGATGTGAACGATGCAGTAGTTAAATATGGCAAGCTACCGACATTGTTAAGTATACTACGTAGCGCAACAAATAGTAAAATTAAAATAGAAATGCAGAGGAAGAAAATTGGCAAAACAAGAAACTAAAAAGCAGCTAGATTACACACCAGAAGTTCAGAAACTATTTCTGAGGATGATGATTACCAATGCGGAGTTGTATACCCGTGTTATGAACATTATGAATAGTGAGAACTTTGATCGTTCTCTTAGACCAGTAGCTGAGTTGTACAAAACTCACACTGACAAATACAGAGTGTTACCGGATCCAACACAGATTAAAGCAACAACCGGTATAGACATTGACACAGTTCCAGAATTAAACGATGGTCATTATGAATGGTTCTTTGATGAATTTGAATCATTCACTAAACGACAAGAACTAGAACGTGCTATTCTAAAAGCAGCAGACTTACTTGAGAAGGGTGAGTTTGAACCGGTTGAGAAACTAATCAAAGATGCAGTACAGATTAGTTTACAAAAAGACATGGGCACAGATTACTTTGCTGATCCTAAAGCACGTATCAATAAATACTTTAACAGTGGTGGACAAGTATCTACTGGCTGGCCCCAGATGGATCGTATTCTGTATGGTGGCATGAGTAGAGGTGAATTGAATATCTTTGCGGGTGGTTCAGGTTCAGGTAAATCATTGGTGATGATGAACATTGCATTGAGTTGGTTACAAATGGGTATGAGTGGTGTTTATATTACACTAGAATTGAGTGAAGAATTAACTTCATTGCGTACAGATGCTATGTTGACTATGATGGGTACAAAAGCAATTCGCAAAGACATTGATACTACAGAACTTAGAGTTAAGATGGCAGGTAAAAAGGCTGGTAAGTATCGTGTTAAGGGTTTACCTGCCCAGAGTAATGTCAATGATATTCGTGCATACTTGAAAGAGGTACAGATTCAAACTGGTATTAAAATTGACTTTGTTATGGTCGATTACTTGGATTTAGTTATGCCAGTATCGGTCAAGGTCAATCCAAACGATCAGTTTATTAAAGACAAGTATGTGGCAGAAGAATTGCGTAACTTAAGTAAAGAACTTAATATACTATTGGTAACAGCAAGTCAATTGAATCGTAGTGCGGTTGATGAAATTGAATTTGACCACAGTCATATTGCAGGTGGTATCAGTAAGATTAACACAGCAGACAATGTGTTTGGTATCTTCACAAGTCGCAGTATGCGTGAGCGTGGTAAGTATCAGATTCAATGTATGAAGTCACGTAGTTCAACTGGTGTAGGCATGAAGATTGACTTAGAATACGATGTTGAAACTATGCGTATCAGTGACCCCGGAATAGATGGGGAGCAAAGTTATACTCCTAAACCAAGTGCAAATGACATTATGAGTACATTAAAACCACACGCTACTGTTACTGATTATTCTGTGGATAATAGTACCGGAGAAATAACATTAGAACCATTGTCTAGGACAGTTCACGCAGACGCACAGGGTTCAAAATTGAAGTCATTATTGAATTCCTTAAAGAAATAATTATTCTATAATCGCATAAATACAAGTAGGATAATTATATGCAAAAACAAACCCGATCCCTGCTGCAGGAATTAGAAGAACTTGGAAATAATCGTGATACTACTCACGTTATTGAAAGTAGAGCCCATAATATAATAACCAGTGCAATTAATTTGCTTGAGTTAATTAATAAGCACTATCCTGAGGAGCAAGCACATATATTAGAGCGAAAGCTACTAAGTGCGATTAAGAGCAAGGATCAGACAAGATTTGCTAAATCTTTAAGGAAAAATCGTGAAACTGAATGAATTGAAACAAACTAGTAGCCAGCTAGATGAGGGAATACTCGGAGATTTTGCATATTCTAAACTAGATAACTATCGTCAACAGAATAACGGGGCAACTATTGCTAAAATGGCTAACAAAGAATTTATAAATACTTTTCTAGCTAAAGCATCACTTGACTTAACCAATGCAATCAAAAGTGGAAGGATTGATCCTAATCCTAAAGCAAACATTCCTGCCGCGACTACTTCAACTGCACCAATAGCGCCTGCCGCAGCGACTCCAATAGCGCCTGCAGGTGAGACACCAGAACAAAAGCGAATAAGATTACAAAAAGCTGCACAACAGAATGTTGATAAAACTGCCACGCCCTTTAGCAAATTACCAGCTAATCAAGGTGAAATACAAGCTGGAAATATTAGACAACAAAAACAAACAGTAGCAGCACAAACAGCACAAGCAGGGATGACACCCAAACCACCAGTAAAACCAGCAGTTTGGAGGTCAGGTAGAAATCCAACTGCCCCCGCAGTTACAAGAGAAAACAAAAAATTTGATAAGTTAAATCAAATACTTGAAAGTATAATTAATGTTGATGAAGATGTTCCAACCAAACAATCAATAAGTCAATACCTAACCAGCTGGTTTACTCAATATTTAAAAACACCAATAACTGATGCAAATGACCAATCGCTATTAAAATCATATGTAGATCAAGCGCAAGCCTCATATCCAAATAATAAGGATGCATTAGCTAAATTAGCTAATTTAGGATATTCAATATTGAGTGACAAGCAAAGGGGCGGACAATCAAATCCGGCAGCTAACTCGGCAGCTAATCCTACAGCAGCTAATCCTACAGCAGCTAATCCTACAATGGATGCTACTGATCTTTCTGCTAAAATCAAAGAGATGATTGCTCAACTTGCTAAACTTGATAAAAGGGCTTATAGTAGTTTAATAGCGTCATTATAATATAACCTGTCAAGAAAACATAAAATGAAATTAACTGAATCACTTGCTATACTTAGAGACAAAGTAGATAAGATAGCTTCTATTGTAGAAGATAAGGGACACTTAGATCACCCGGAAGATTTAATCTTTTTGGGAGGTAGTGAAGGTGCTAACAGAGCATTGCAAGCAAGTGTTGCTACCGTAAAGAATCCCAAGACGGTTACTATTAAATGGGACGGATATCCTGCATTAATATTTGGTCGCAATAGTCGTGGTAAGTTTTCTATTATGGACAAGCACATGTTCAACAAGAAAGACGGTTCAGGACGAGCAGTATACAGCCCGGAAGAATTTAAGCAATATGATTTGGCTAGAGGTGTAGACCGTTCACAGCTTCACAGTTTAATTGCAGCAATCTGGCCGGGACTAACAAAAGCGTCTAGTGGTGCTAAGGGTTATTACTGGGGAGACCTGTTGTTCAGTCAACCACTTAAAGAGCAAAACGGGTTATATGTTTTTAAAGCAAACCCTAACGGTATCACATACAAAGTTGTTGCTAACAGTGAACTAGGTAAGCTAATGACGGGTAAGCAAGCAGGTATTGCAGTACATCAGTATCTAGCACCTAACGCTATGACAACTGATGATGCCTCATCACTAGACGGAAGCATAGGTACACTAAAGAACGACAGCAATGTAGCTATTGTTCCTAGTGCAATGCCAATTACACCCAAGATGAAAATAGACTCTGCTTTAGTTAAAAGTGTTCAAAATTCTATTAATAAATATGGTGCACTAGTAGACCAAATGATGAACAATGCTCCACAAGCACGTAACACGTTCAATCAATTGTTTACTACATATATCAATAAGAAAATCGTAGCAGGTGATTTGAATAATCTACTCAATGGATTTATGGCATACGTAGAATCTAGACCCATGACAGATAAGATGAAATCTAAGATAACAGAGTATCTACAGAACAACCAAGAAGCATTAGTGGGTGCATTTACTATTTGGGTAGAGATGTACAAATTAAAAATGTCTATAGTAGACCAACTTAACAAAGCAGCGGAATCTAGTCCTGTTACAGGGCAACTAGACGATGGCACTGAAACTCACGAGGGCTTTGTATCCAACGGCTTGAAATTTGTAGATAGAATGGGATTCAGCCGTCAAAATCTAGCCGGACGCTAGCCCAAAACCGACTTTTTTGAAACAAATGATAAATATATGTATGAGGCAGTAGGCTTCAACTTATTAAAAGGCATTTCAAAATGGCACAATTTACAAAATCAAATGGCGACTTTCTACCAGTATTAAACATGGATGCATTTGCATACACAAACAGTGGTGCAAACGCAGTTAGTTCAGCTAGCACAGTTCAACCTCAAGGTCCTAAGCTAGACTTCTTCACAGTTACAGCTAGTGGATCAAGTGCATTGACTGGTACTCAAGTTAGCTTGATCATCCAAGCTACACAACAATTAGCTACAGTTTACATCTATGAGTTTACAACTGCAGGTCCTGATACATTGGCTATGGCTGTGTATCCAACAGGCGCTTGGACAACTACTACATTGAACGCAGCTATCGTTGCTGAATTGACAGCTGGTGGAGTTGCTAACACAACTGTTACTACAGCTACAGCTACATTCACAGGTTAATCAATATCTGTATAAAAGAACCCTAGATTTTCTAGGGTTTTTTTACCTCTATTAAATAGTAGTATGAGTTACATAATCAGTTGCTATACATTATTTGATATTACACAGACCAATGTATTAAATCGTCATCGTCCTGTAGTGGATCAAGATATGACCGACTGGTTATTTAAACGCAATACACAGTGTAATTTTGACACTATACAACAAGCAATTTCATTACGTAGTCAACCTGAAGTTGTTCGTAGCCCCGAAAAGATAGAAATACGGTTTGATGAATTTACTGAATTTGGGTTTTTGTTTGAGCAAATAGACAATTCTACCTATCCTTGTTGGTCTTTTGACTTTGCTGTTCAACACCCCAGCGTATTTTTTGACGGAATAATAGAATTAGGAGCATTGTATCGTGATTGCAATCAGGTTCCCATGATTAAGTGTCGTACTGAATGGGATCAACTACCTTCATTTTTAGACACTAGTGACGAGTTGAGGAACATATATTTTAAAGTATTAGAAAATGATTAACAATAAACTGTTTAACAAACTAACTAAGAAAATTAGTAAAGAAGTACTAGATACTTTAGGAGACTTGTCTGTAATTCAAAATTCAGACGGTTCGTACCATTTATTTAACAAGTATAACATACAAAAAGTTAATGATACATACGTTATACAAATGGATAAAATTGCAGGAAATAAGATATTTTATGTTTTAAAAAATGCAGTAACCTGGTGCACGTATGATAAAAAAAATAATATATACGAATCCAATAGAATTTTTGATCTAGACAAAAAACTAGCTAGTTTAGACACATCTATATTAGTTCATCAACGTTTAGCTAAAAATACTAAGAAAATGGATGATAAACTAATGTATCTAGCCAAACTAGGTGAAGAAAAGATGCAGCATAGAATGCTATCTGAAGAATTAACCGCATATGTAGAGAGTGCTAGGATTTGGCAGAATAAACGGTTCAATCTTAAATCCGCATAATCAAGAAAGAAAAGATAAATATATTATATATTTCTATGGAATACAAATATGAAACTAACTGAATTAAACAACAATCGCCGTGCTTACTCTACTAGAGTATTACAAGAACAGTATGAAATGCCGTTCAATGTAGATAATATGAGTATGTCATCTACACGAACCATGCTTCAAAAAGTGCGCGGTTTGATGACTGAATCAAAGCAGTCTACTGACTACCATACTGGTCAATCAGCTTCATACATGAAGTTGGTATTCATGGAGCAAGCACTTGCAAGTCATTATGCTGACTTACGCTCACAACCTGAGTCAAGAATCGTATTTGAAAACGAAGAAGTTGAGAAGTCACAAGTTGTACTAGCAGCACAAGACATGGTAGATCAAGTACAAAAGATGCTTGAAGATGTTGGACAAATGCAAGTTAAAGAATTACCTGCACTAGTATCAAGCATTGAAAGTGAAATTGGTGTTACTGAAAGTCAATCATACAATGATGCTGTTTCAGCGCAATTAGATACATTGTCTGGTGCATTAAAAGAAGTTTCAACTGCATTAAAAGGTGCATTGAAT